AACTGGTGCTGCTTCGGCGACAACTGGTGCTGCTTCGGCTGCTGGTGCTGCTTCGGCTGCTGGTGCTGCTTCGGCTGCTGGTGCTGCTTCGGCTGCTGGTGCTGCTTCGGCTGCTGGTGCTGCTTCGGCTGCTGGTGCTGCTGGTACTATAACGGCTGCTGCGTTGTCAACTTTTGAGATGCCCTTTGGAGTGTAGTATGATGCCCAACGTTCAGGATCATAGGGTTCGCCGTCAACAGAAGCTTCAAACATTTCACGAATGACAGCCTGCACTTCAGTGGTAGGCTTAGGTGGTAGCAACTCAACAAGATTATTTAAGCCATATTTTGCGATGGCTGCGGTTTCTTCGTCGGTTAACGCTGTTTCTTTGCGAGCCCAACTTGAGTTTGTGTAATCCGCATATCCACCTTTTTCTTGCTTAGCAATTCTAAAATCTAAACCTTTGTTTACGTCGGTTGGCGAATATTCAATTTCTGGATCCATTAAGCTGCTTTTAATTAGCGTGAAAATCTGTGGGCTAATCATGAAGCGACGGATTGGGTTCTCTGGACCGGCCGCACCTTTTGGATCGCTACGTACAAAACCTTGAAAAATATATGTACGTTTCTTCCAGTATTTACGTCCCATTTCTTCCATTGAGGTATCTTTGAACCAGCCTCGGACTTCGTCCAGGACAGCATCTTTCTCGCCGTACATTTCCATGCAGGGCACTTGAACGATTGTATTCTGTGATGCTGTTGGGTCACCCTTTACTCCTTTGAACGGAAATTTAAACATTGCGCGTTCAACCCAAAAGAATGTGTTCGTTGGATCGTTGTCATTTAGAAAACGCACGATGGCAGTCTGTCCTTCGTCAATTGTCCAATGTGGGTATACCGGGCCTTCGCCGTCTGTGAATGATGATGATTTTTTTGTGTCTTGAGCTGCTAAGCGAGCTCGAATATCTGCTAATGAGGCCATGATAGTTTTCTCCTAATTTATGTCCTGAATCTACCTAACCCTTCGCGGGCTTATAGAATATTTCCTAATACTACTAAACCTTCGCGGCGTTGTAGCATACGATTATTTATCGTCTTTGGTGTGTTACTGGGAATTTTTAATTCTTATTTTTGTAACCACATACGTATTATACAACATTTAGCAGAAAATTGCAACAGAAATGATAGCCAAAATAAAACGACTTTCGCCGTTTTAAAAACACTGTAGTATTGTATTGTTTTATCTGTTAAGTAAGAAGTTTGTACGAGACATCAACTTCACTAAATCAGTAGACTCATCTAATTTGCTGCTTGTGCCGGACTTCATATCGTCATATTCATATTCGTCGTCATCGCCGGTTGGATCGGACATCTTGTCCATGTCGTTTGCGTATGTTCCTTTGTGCCCGGGCTCACCTGTTACATGATAATACGCTCCGGAATCTTCTCGACCACTCATAGCTCTTGTTCTTGCGCTAGCTCTCGCTCTCGCTCTCGCCATCTCAGATGGATACTCGTCGTCAACGTCTTCTTTTTGTATGTAGTCGTCCATTGCTTTATTGTGGCTAGCATTTAATTGTGTTTCATCATCAATGTCTAAGTCCATTGCGCAATTTTCGTCAACTTCGTGCGGGTACATCTTTTCGCCGATAATAGTATTATACATGTTAACAATATTTAACTGATCACTTTCATTGTAGCTGTCTAAATTTCTGTATACGCCTTCAATATAAGTTTTAACTGCTATACGTGCGTCGGATTCTGGGTTTTCTTCAGCTATCTCTGCTAAAAGATCAAACAATTCGTCATTGCCTAATATATTGTAAAGTGCTGTGGTCGCATTCATTGCATCGATTCCAACGGGTCGTTCTGTCGCCATAAACTCTTTAAGCTCTGCTAGTGCGTCTGGGGTATCAGCAAATGCCCACGTTCCTTCAACTATGGTCTCTGCCCATTGTGTAAATTCTGTTACTTCCTTCATTTCAGCCTCTTCGGCAGCGTTAGGCGTTACTAGACCAAATCCATCACATTCTGGGCACCAACTACGTTCAACCATGCCGCTACCGCCGCATGTTGAACAAGTTATCATTCCGTAGTCTTTTGTTTTGTTATCTTCTTCTGTTGGTGGGCTAACGTTATCTTCTCCCTCCGTCTTCATACCGCCGCCACCTAGCTTCCATGTCGTAGATGGCGTGCTTCCAAAACCAGTTGAAGTGCCAGTGCTCTGTATTATGTTTTGATCAGCTAGTGTTCCTAAGAATTTTTCCAGTTGGTTGAGTTCCATGCGATGTCCTGCCTTAGTCATGACATTAGTTAGTGTCAATGTACTAAAACTTCCGCGATGACCTTCTTTTGTGAGAAAATCTACTATAATTTTTGTACGCTGTTCTTCATATTGCGCAGGGCTTCCGCCACCTAGCTTCCATGTCGTAGACGGTGTGCTTCCAAAACCACTCGAAGTGCCAGTGCTCCGTATTATGCCTTGGTCGGCTAGTGTCCCTAAGAATTTTTCCAGTTGATTGAGTTCCATGCGGTAACCTGCCTTAGCCATGACATTAGTTAGTGTCATCGTACTAAAACTTCCGCGGTGGCCTTCTGCTGTGAGAAAGTCTACTATAATTTTTGTACGCTGTTCTTCATACTGCTCATTCATTTGCTTCATTTTTGGGTCCTGTTTGTTAGTTTCTTCATAATATTCAGCGTAACGATCAGCATGCCATTTGTCTGAATCACGTTGCTCAATGTCGAATGGGTGAAATTCATAAGTCGCGCCTTCGTCGTTGGTGTCAGGTTCTTCACCGTGATCTTCTCTGTGTTTGCTTAGTTCATCTCTCGGAAGGTCGGATTGATTTTGTGCTTCTGCCATTTGTTGTAGACGTGCTAGCAGTGGTAATGCATCTTCTGTGCGTTGATTAACTTTCTTTTCAGTGAACAGGCCCCTAATTTTTGATGTGTCTAAATCTTGTTCTGTGATTGCTGAGGGTTCCCAGCTTTCTTTGTATGTTTTGTATCCACGTACACCTGCTATTCTCTTGAGGCCTTTACGCATTTCAGTGTAGTGAGAGCGTCCAGTTTCGACCATTGCCATTGCGTCGTCGTTGCCTTCGTACATCTTAGAGCGCCTAACAAATCCGCCCAGCGTGTTGATATCTTTGACCATCTCTGAGATGTGAACGCCGAATAAATCGTAAGGGTTGCCGCCTTCTGTTACGTGACGTGCCATTGCCCTTGCGCCTGCTAGCTTAGTGAATGGAAGTTTAAAACGCTCGCCGTCAGCATTTTCAATAAAAAGTGAAGATATATTACGAAACCTTTTCTCGCCTTCGCTGATTGCCTTAGTATGTTTTATGATAATTTTGGCGTTGCCTTGTGGGCTGTAGCTAGTCTTCCTGGTTCCGTAATATCCTTCAAAAATATTCCTGTAGCTTTCTGTAATATCTGCGATATTTGATAAATCGTATTTTAAATCTGAGGTGTGTTTCAAACTAAACCCTAATCTATTTGTACGCGCAAAAGTACTCAAATGTTCAATTAAGTTCTCCCATTTTTTCTTCGCGTCTCTATCAAGGGATTTACTTGTGTTGTCGCCGTAGTAGACTTCAAGGTTGTCTGTTGCGCTTAATAATAATACGACCGGTCCGTAATTACGTGAATCAACAAGAAAATCAAAACTAAACATTTGAATTTCTTCCATATCGGTAGTTTCTTTGCCGGATGCGCTTAGTGTTTTAATGTCTGTATTGTTAAATTTAGTGCCGAGTATGTTGTATAATTTATCTGCTACGTTATTCATAGTTGTATTTACCTTAGAAATAGTTTTAATATAAATCAAACGACTGTAAATTAAAACATCGCATTAGCTTATCATTGATATAAACGGCATAGGTGCAACTATATCATCGCTGTAGTCACGCAATTGATTTGTAAGTTCCTTGTGATAGTCTTTAAGAACTGCAAACATACGCACCGTTAACAGTAAGGCCATCACTAAATCGTCGGTCTCTCCGGGTTTTGCTGCGAAACTTGCTCCGTGTGCTACAAAGTGCTTAAATTCTGTGATGAGTGGTTTGCTACTTATTGTCATTGATTTTTTCTCAACTAGTGTTTTAACTTTTGCACATGCTGATAGCTTGGATCTGTTTGTGGTATTGAATCCCTTGCGTGAGCGTGAGGAGCGGCTGCCTCTGGTTTTTCTTGGCTCGCTTAGAAATACGCCGTGAAGATTTTGCTCGCCGTACTCATCAATACTGATGAGTGCTGCCTCACCTATTGTGTTGTTTTCTATGCTGAAGTACACGTTATTCATATTCTTACATTTCTCCGCAACTTCATTGATAATATCTGCAAATACACGAATCTGCATGGGTATCGGAGTTTTGTTATGCTTCCACTCCGCGACTTGCTTTGTTGTGTTTGCTTCAAATACCTGTATAGCTGCGGGATCGCCCCCGGTGCCAAGGCTTGGGTCAAGTGCCACGGTGTATATCATCCCTGGCTTGGGCTCTGAGTACCAGCGCACTTGCCCTGATTTGCGGATGGGTTCGATCCCCTCCATGTCAATCAGTGTAGTTGCGGCGATTAGTGTTTCGTCAAAGATTAAGAATTCATTCAAGTGCTCACGTCGGAAGCGTTCATCTCCTATGCGGCCACGTTCATCATCGGCCCACTGTTCATCGCGGTCCGGGTGTTGCTTCCAGTCCGCTGAAAATGCCTTGAATCCGTTGACGCCCAGTTCTGTCTGATTTCCAAATGCGTCCTCAGTTTTGTTGGCGCCCTTCCACAGTAACGCAAATTGATCTTCATCGCTGTTCGGCGTGCTTGTGATAATTGCCCCACCACCTGTTGACAGTGTCGGGGAGATTGAAGTCCAGAATTCTTTCGCAATGTTCGGCCTTACGAATGCGAATTCGTCTAAGTACAATAATGTAATAGACATACCACGTCCGGTGTTTTCTGTCGTTGCTTGCGCGACTATGCGTGAACCATTGTCAAACTCCATTGATCCCTTATTGTACGATGTTACACCTGCCCTTATATGATCCGGGCATAGTTCATACGCATAGCGTATACGCTGCATAATTTCTTGTACGCCGCTGTACTTGTGCGCTGCGATAAGAATGGTGCTGTCGGGTCTGAACATCGCGTACCACAGTAGATATCCTGCTGCGGTCGTCGTCTTGCCTGTTTGTCTGCTAAGAAGATTGATACTGAATCTATGATTTACATAGCTGTCGATTAAGCCTTTTTGAAACTCATACGGACTGTATTTTAATCTACCTTGGATCGGATGTTGAATGTAGAAAAAATTTGTAAGAAAATACAACGGGCCCGTGAGTGGGTTAACGCATCGTGCGAAACATCTAACGTGATTTTCATCGTAATGTGTTTTACTATGCGGTCGTTTGACCAGCACGCCATCGAGATTTTTGCTCATAATAGTATTTAACCGAATTTTGAATAGATGGAAAATAAAAAGCAGCCCAAGGACTGCTATTTTACTCTACTGTGCGGATTGAGTAGCGAATTCAGTACCGCGGCCGTAACGCCTAACCGTCCTAAGAGGTTATTCTTTTTTTAGATTTTACGAGAGTCCTAGATTGATACCATAGTACAATAACAGTCGTTGCGGTGACTGCGGCCCAGGCTAAAACTGCGATGGTTAAATTATCCATAGCAGAAATTCTGCTATGATCCCATTGTGAGACGAAAGATTTTAACCTTTGGGTCCCACTCTAATTTTTCAATGGAGTTGCCAGTATATCTTGCGGCGTCGACTGCTGCCTTAATTGAATCAACCGTTGGTTTAATAACAAACACGCCATCGTTTACGATAATGCCATCTGTTAGCGCATTATTAAAAAATACATCATACGTACCGTCTGGAGCATACGTAGATAGATCAACAATACTTTCACCTACATCATTTGTACTAGTTGTTCTAGACGTGGTATCTACAAAAATAGACCAAGTTAGTGGCAAATTTGGGTACATTTTGACAAAGTCAGCATTCTTCATTCTGCCAGCTGATGATTCTGACAGTTGTGTTATTGATTCCATTAAACTTTTAAGTTGATTTATTTCGTTCATTTTAATATCCTTTAAATCCTTTAAATCCTTGCGTTGTGTTAACGCTGGGCGCGGCCTTAACGCCTAGCGTCCGAAGAGGTTATCTTTAAAATACGTCTCTGTTTGCCTTAATTAATTCTGAGAAATTCCTAACATTTATAACACCGGCTTTTACCCAATTAAAAATTAATTTTTCTGCTTGGTTGAATTCTAAACCCTGCACTTTTTCAATACGAGCTGCTTGGTTAAAATCTGTACCTGCTTCGATTACGCTAGCTGACTCGTTATATGTGTGGTGTGGGTCTATTAGCTTTAGCGCTGAATGCATGGAGGTAACTGCAAATTGCTGATCGCTATCTTGGTTCTCTATTGCGTGTATTCCAGCTTCTAAAGCCTCAAGTATTCGGTCTACTGTATCTTTTGGCAGTTCGACTGTACCTTGATTATCCACTCCGATATTGCTAAGGCTCTCAACTAAGTTCTTAAGTTGATTTATTTCGTTCATTTTAATATCCTTTAAATCCTTGTGTCGGGCTCGTTGTATTGACACCGGCGGGCTCTTCGCTTCCGGTGTGTAGTTCTTCATGATAATCAATACCCATTGCTTTGAATGCGTCTTTAACCATCGTTTGTTCTTCTTTAGTGTAAGTAACAATCATTGGCCGGCCTGTTACGAAACTGTACGGGTCGAGGTCACCGATGTCACCCGGTAATCGTGCTATGAGCTGTGCTGCTCGATACAAGTCAATCCCACCATCCGCTGTGAACGAACTGCCCGGGCTGACTTTTGACACTGCGTCAAGTACCTTGCCACGCTTTGTTTCTGTGACAAACTCATCTGCTCTCATCTTATTTCTTTTCGCCTTTATGTTTAAACACTTTGTACATATTTAAAAAGTTATCAACACTTTCGTGTTCATTTACAATCTTCGATGACTTGTTTTCAGTTACTGGACGCTTCATTGGATTGTCACCACCAGCTGCTAGCTTGTAAGAATTCTTACGTCGGTTAAGTCCACCGCTCAAGCCATGTGTAACTACGTCTACACCAGCTTCAAGTTCACCTGGGGTGTTTGTGTATTCCTGATCGCGTTCTTCACCTAAGTGTGCTCCAAAATTCTCTTTTGCGTAATCGGAAATTATTTTACCATAACGATTGTATAACCAATTAAATAAGTCCCCGGCACTTTCTTTATCGGTGCCGTATTTAGCAACTAGCGCAACATCAATAGCCTGATTGCCGTCATCTCCTAACCATGCTAAAACTTCACTCTCATCAAAATTAGATAACAAGCTATCAAGTGAGTATACTGGCTGCGCATCTTCAACTACTGGTGCATCGTTACCACCAAACAAATCAAAGATAGCAGATTCTAATCTATCAAGTATTGCGTCTGAAGATAAAAACTCGTCTAAGCCGTATTTCGCAGCTACATCTGAATATTCTCGTTCAAGTATGTCGAGGTCCTTCTGTGAGGCTCTGTGCGAATTGTGACTTAGCACCTGCGCTATATCCAAGCCGCCAATTATGTCGGCTGCTAATGCTGGGTCAATGTTAGCTAATGTTGCTTGCCCTTCGGCTTCAAACATCTCTGGGTCGGCTTCAATCGCATCTAATTCTGCGTTTGATGGTTCAAAGTCCTCAGGGTCGGGTGTTGGAAATAAGTCAGCGTTGTAAGTTGGATCACCGTAAGCTTCTTGTGTCATCTCAGGTGCGTCCATCATGTCGAGCATACCTTGCATTTCTAGTGGCTCGCCTGTGTCAACTACCTCAGGTTCAACTGCTGCGGAGTATCCCGATGTGCTGTTTAGCCCTGCGTTCGTCATAAGCGCCGCTAAGTCGTCACCAGCGTCTTGGCCTACTGCTGTCACTGTAGTTGTATCGTTTTCTGGGTGGTCTAGGTTAGTTGTTTGGGTCATTGTAATATCTTCAGCTATAACCTCAGCGTCTGGAGAAATACTAAAATGTACCGCTCCGCCTTGTGGCTTAGTAAGATTCTTTTTAAATTTATTAGTTTTTGTTTTTGTTAACACTAATTCAGAATTGTTAGGTTTCTTAAATTTCTGACCGACCTTTAAATCACTAAACTTAATTTTATCTTCAGCTAGCATAGATTCAAGGTTGATCCCGTATTCTTCGTAGACTGAATTGTTTACTAAATCTGCGGATACAATATCACTAAGATGAACTTTAACTTCTTTGTGATCAAAATCACGTATTACAGTACCGTAGTGACCGCTTGGGCTACGATTTATAAAGACACCGCGCCTGTTGCTGTTCTTGTCGGCAAATAAATCCGGGCTTAAAACAACTGGGGTGCCGCGTTGCAAACGTTTACGATGCGATTCATCTTCGCTGTCAAAAGTCGCTAGCTCTGCGTCATCATCGTTGTCTCCTGGGTAACCGGAACTTAAATCAGAATCGAAGTCTGCTTCAATTTCTTCATCTAAGTCACTAATCATCCATTCATCATCGCTGATGCCAAATTCTGCTGGTGGTTCATCTCTTACTGAAAAGTCGTTGTCGCCGTAGTCGGCAAGATCCAGCTCATCTGCTGCTGAATCCCACATATCTCCACCTAGGCCGCCTTCTGTCACTGCTACGGTAGGTACACTCTCGTATCCAGCAATGAAATCATTGCGATCGGCTTCTGGGTAGAAAGCAACATTTATATCACGTAGATCTTTTCCTGCGTTGGCAGCATCTGCACCAGCGTTAAAAGCAAGTGATGGTTCAGCATTGTCGCTCTCGGTTGTAAATTCGTCGTCGCCCATCATTGCCTTGGCAGTTTCAGCGTCGTCGTATTCTGTAGTATCACCATCTGTAGTAACTTTTATTTTGTTACCCATGGTCTGTACGGTGGTTTGAGTTTCGGTGACATCAGTCAGCGCATCATCAATTGAATTATGAAGTATATTTAATATTTGGTCTCGGTTAAGATTTCCTTGTTGCTGTAGTTGACGTGAAGCTTTGCGCAATATGCGAATATCAGCTCTCATGTCAATCCCAGCCACATCGGTGTACTCACCTGTTAGTAACTCATCGATGTTTGCGTCGCCTTGAGCAATTAATTGCTTACCTGAATCAGATAATCGATTTAAGATGTTATGAATTTCGTCGTAATTTTCTGTGATAGGAGTCAATTTATCGGCTGCTGAATCAATCTTGTCGAAATTTTCTAAGATTTTATAAAGTTTTGTGTCTCTCATTTTAGTATGTCCTTTAGTTCTTGACGCGCAACTTTTGACAGGGGACTGTCTTTACCTTCTGCTTCGTCTGTTGTGAATTTTGCTGCTGGTGTCTTTTCACCTGCAATTTCAAATTTTGTATTTACATCACCTGCAAATTCTCTTGCGGCTGTTTTGTAGCTATCTGCGTATGCGTCACTAGCTGCTTTCTGTTCCTTAGTCTGCTCGGGATATTCAGGTGTTTCAAGACGTGTGCCATCTTCAAACCCTTCTGCTTCTGCTTTCCTGCTTTCGTCAAAGTCTCTAAGAATCACTACAAGATTTGGCAAAGCAATTCCTGATAGTTTAGCAAGTTCTGCGATCTGCTCGCTGTTTGCTGGATAGTTTAGAGTAACATCAAAGATGTTAACTTCTTGATTTGTTAGACCGGGAAAATCAAATGGTTGTTCTTGTACGGGAGTTGTTTTGGGTGCCGTACAATTATCTACTTGGTACATATCCAGTGCTAACTTAAACTTCTCGTAAGTTTCCTTAGGAAATTCACCTGCAACTTTAACACGGTAAATGTATTGTTTCTTAGATGCAGTTAGGTATTCGTTTAGTGTTTTCATAAATTGTTTCACTCGCAATATTTGTATATATTTATCGTTTTAATCTGTTTTGTCATTATCTTTAGCAGCTTGCAAGACCTCAGCTAGTAGTTCGTTGCGATCAAGCATCTTACCTTCGCCGGGTGTGGTGTCATCGGTACCGGTGTCTTGATCAAGCTTAGCTTTCTTCAGCAAGAGATCAAGCATCTTTAATTTTTTATTTATTTTTGCGTTTTTCGCTGTAATCGCGTGGCCAAGGAATTGACTTGCTGAACTTAGTATCTCTGAGGCTACTCTAGCCTCGACGTTCATACCTAAATCCATTAGATCCTTGTAACTGTCAATTGCTAAGTCAGCAATGTCGTCCATTTCTTTATCGCTAGAGTCTAGTCCTTTGATTGAAGGAAGTGCTTGATCAATCTTTTCAAGATTGGTTAGTGCCTCTGTAGTTATTATCTCAGTACTAGGCTCTTCTGCCTTGGGCTCTTTAACCTTAGGTTCGTCGGGGGGTAAATCAAATAATTCTGCAAGTCGTTGTGTCATACACATATTTAGCTAGTTCATGCTGTGTAGAATTAGAAAGTTGAGTTATCGTTTTTTTGTTGCAGCAAACAAATCATGTTCCGTAAGAATCCGAAAGATTATGCCATTTGCCTTGGCCCATTTCGAGGCAGCAGCCCATTTCATCTTATTTACCGCTACTGTAGCTCGTTGATTCTGATTCATTCCTTCTCGCAAAGATGCTTGACCAGCGGGCTTGATTTCAATAAGCTCAGTGATGATTTTATTATTTTTAGTTCGATATCTTATTAAAAAATCTGGAACGTACGTAGTTTGCTTTCCGGTGAGCGGATGGCGGTAAGGAATACGGATCGCCTCACTTGCCCACTCAAGTATGTGATTGTTGGTGTCACAAAATATGCAGAAGTGGTTTTCCCACGAACTTCTGTAGATGATTTTTCCCTTGCCGGTGTACTTGTTTGGATTGCGAGGCGTGTAAACCCCCTGTGAAAACTTATTGCTTCCTCTGCGCATGGTTAGCTCAGCACGTTGCGTCCAGCATAGAAATTAGGTATAATTAAATTTTTTACCCCGTAAAGTGTTGTTGGCGAGTTGATTCCGTTCAGGTAAAACGCCATGGCCGTTGTCAACGAGATTTCGTCTGTGGTGTCAAGTGCCTCAAGCAGTGTAACGACATAAATTCCAGTTAATTGCGATACAGTGTATAGCGATTGTGCGAAGCTCTTAGCCGCAGTTTCGTCTTTCATTATGCTCTTAAAAATGCTCAGCACGTAATCGTATTCAGGGCCGACCGGCAAAGGTAATAAGTTATCACGAACGATCGCTCGTGGTATATTCGCATCACTAAATTCCGGATTATTTATTGTGCTTGTGCTAGTTGCCATAGTTTATCCTTCGGATTTCTTCGGAGTGGCACTTGAATTTCCGGTGTTTGGTGTAGGGAATGAATCTTCCAGCCTTGGCTTTGAATCAATTGCTCTTAGAAATTCGCCTTTAATGGCGCCGATGCCGTCGCCAGTTACCACGTTTTTTAAATTGTCAATGCTCCCAAATGTCCTAGCAGATGAGCCAAGTTTTTGTGCTGCGGACAGTGCTCCTTTTAAGTTCCCTTGCGACAAATCACTTATGATTGATCCGCCTGTGTCGGTCAGGCCGCCGGTGCCGAACAATGAGGTTGTGCTGCCTGGTCCTAGTGCGCCCGGTTCTTGATCGTAACGTGATTCTAGTCCGAAGCCCTTGACGTTCTCATCTACTGCTGTACTATCCGCATATTTTACTGCCTCGTACTGTAGCGTCACGGTGTGCTCCATGACTCCAGTGCTGTCGGCGTAGTCATACGTGTCATGATCCCATGCTGTAATCACTGGATTTATTAGTGTATAGAGGACGTATGCGCCGCGGTTGAACCCATAAATTTTAATATCTTTGAAGAAAGCTGGCTTATCCCCATTTGACTGAGGGCTAGTTACGGTCTTACCCCAGCCGGCTATTTGATTGATTCTTTCTTTTGCGTACAAGTCTCGCTGATTGTAGTTCGTGCGGCCGTTTGGACCTCGGTCGGTCGGAATTCCCTCGGAGTAACTGTACTGTGAATCAGCAAAGTAGTACTGATAGTAATTTGTCCACATATCAAGCACATGCCCTTCGCCATCGTCATGAAGTTTTATTGTAATGGGGTCATATTTAATTCTGTTATGAACTAAGCGTTTTCTGTTGTACTGGATATGCTCTTCTGTGTCTAGTTTGAAAGATGGTAGCTGCACTGTCTTCACCAGCGCACCAACAAGGGCTTTGTCAGTTGCTGATTTTAACAAACCCGGATTTGTTAGATTGAAATAAACATGGAATAGAAACTTTTGCTTCGGCGCCAATGCTAACCCGTTTGGGCGCATCAGCTTTGACGCGTGAGAATAATCCTTTAGATATCCAGCATCACCAAAGAAGCCATCGGTAATTTGGCTTGCTAAATCACTTAGTGACGAGGCTCCAAATTTCTTACTTAAACTATCTAAGCCGCTCATGGCCTATTAACCTGTAACGTTATTTCCAAGCGTACGACCAATTGCTGCGCCGATACCGGTATTATCTGGAGTTTGAACTGCGTTGTCGAATGAAATACTCATCGCAAGCATGATTGGCTCACTGCTTGAGTAATCTACTGTTCCGTAGTTAACACCCGTTAAGTAACAACCATACATTTCCCAAGTCTCAAGAACTGTTACTTCGTGTGCTCCGTTTCCGCCGTCAAGCATCTCTAAGCGTGTAGTAAATTTGTAATCGATCCCGGACGATGCTGACGCCTGTTCCATGAAATCGAATTGCTTCTGCATCTGCTCGCCAATTAACTTAGAAACTGAACCTGATGCATCGTCACGTAAATTACATGTCACGTCTGACCAATTTGGTTTTCCTGCTAGTTTAATCCTTGAGTTATAAACATCAATTATGGTTTGGTCAAAAGTAGGATTCGGACGTGTAAAGTCTTTAACCTGTTTTGTTAACTCTGTGCGAGGAGTTGAGACACCTAAGTTTTCAAATACCACCCGAAAGCGATACGAAAGTTTAGGCATTAACAAGCCCTGGCTTGTTGCGCTTTGGTCACTCGCTAACGGAGTGGTCATTTTTGTAAGACTGGATACTGACATTATATTGTCTCCTATTGATTATATCTTACTGTTATTTATCATCTTGTTGACGTGAATTTTTCTCCAAAATAAAAGGGCCGAAGCCCTCTTAAATGTATAGCGTTAGTTATTAACCGCTAATGTCGCCCGTATTCTGTATGCGAATTGGGACGTAAATAAATTCAGCAGCTTTGACTGGCTCTATTGCTATGTCAACCCAAAGTTCGTTGCGATCAATGCGAGTATTTGTATTGTTACTCTTATCACAAACTACTATATAATCGTATACACCACGTTTTGCAACTAAATCATTTAGCATACGTTCCATCTGACCTTTGATTTCATCACGTGTTAGTTTGTCGTTAGGTTCAAATACAAATTGTTTCGCAATTGCATCAGCTTGTACACGAATAAACGATACTAAACGTGATACATTAATACGATCAAGTGCTGAACCAGACTTGGTAGTTTTGTTACCGAAGTTAACAATGCCTGAACCTGGAATGAATGTGATTGGATTTACGTTATTAGTGTAAAGCACATCACGTACTCCTTGGCGTGTAGACATCTGCTGGAATTCACCAGTAACTGCGTCAACATAACCAATTGCGTCTGCGTTGTCAACTTGACCTCGGCGTGTTCCAGCTGGTGCGAGCCACGGATAGGCTTGTTCGTCGCTGTGTATAATGGTACGAAGTATCATGTGACTTGGAGGCACAATAATTGAAGTTCCAGTTAAGTCGTTAGTTCTACCACTTGGATAGAAAACACCTAAATACTCATCGTTACTTGCAAGTCCGTCATTGGTCGAAACACCAAGTCCGTCGTTGTTAGATGCCCATTTAGCAATGTCTGTTCCGTTATTAGCTAGGCGCAGTGGTGAATCACCGACTACAAATGCTGTATTTGAACGTTCATTGTTTAACGCAACCATGTTCGGTATTAGCTCTGGATATCCAGGTACTGCGATAAGGTTGAATTGGCGTTGTTCTTCACGGATGTCTGTGTTTGTATCGATCGCAGCTTTCATTGCTTCAACTATCAAACTACGTTGGGCTAGTCGACCAAAGTTTGCGCTTCCGTCATCTTTCTTGCCGGATACTGTAACCCAAGCGTTCGGATGAATGTTAGGCAATGACGAAAGATCGAAGTCCGTACCGTTGAAGTAGTTAACGCGATATTCTTTAACGTTGTAACCGCTGCGTCGTGTATTCCAAAGTAACATGCCATCTGGGTATAGTGTTGAATCTGGCGCATCTGGATCAAGCTGATTGCTAAGCAATAAATCAGTAATTGCTATAAAATCGCCAGCTGCTATATCTTCTTCACCAGTTAAACCCCAACGTGCATCTTCAAATAATATGCCGTTAGTAGATGTTTGATCAGCGTTGTCAATTAATGTCCAACTTTCTACAGAGTTTACATCGGCTTCCCAACGACGTATTACTGGATAATTTTCCAAGTCGCTTGTATCAAGCCACAAGTCACCAAGTTCAAGATCTGTATCATCTGTTTGAAGAACCGGGGCAGTTGCACTAACAATCGGACCGGTTGGATTAGTAAGGGATAAGTCATGCCCACGTATGTCGGTAGTAGCATTCTTATATCCGATCCAAGAGCCACCTTCGTGGATCATAATGTCAATTTGATCAATTGCTGAATAGTACCAGCGTGTGTCGTTCAAAGGATCTTGCCCAGGCACTGTGGCTTCTGCTGTGTAAGTTAAGAAGTTCCAGTTACTAAGTACTAAATCACCTGCGGCATTTAAACGAACATTGTCAAGTGCATCAGTAATACCGATGTTTGCTATCGGAGCATTAGTTGTATCATTAAGTACAATTACGCCGCCGGCAGTGTGTTCAATTGTAATACGACCGGTTGCTGTAACAGATGATGCGACATTTGTTACGCCGGCTGCTGCTAAGTCTGCTACAAAATCTGCTGCTGTAGTACCTGTTAAGGTGACTGTTACTGCTGCTGGCAATGTATCATTATTTTTTAGGCTTGCTTGGATTGTAAAAGCATCGCCTATCGCAAATACTAACGGTAAAGCAATTGTGCCATTGGTGCCAGTAACAGAAGTTGTGCCGCCAGTGCGTCTAAATAATTTCAGTGTAGCACTATTATCTTCGTTGACATCGTACTGTACATAAGTGTCACCGCTTGGTATAGCAGATCCGCCTGTGCCTGGGTCTAGAGCAGCGTTTGCCGCTACGTCGTCAAGGTAAGCAGGTGCTGACTGTACGTCAAATGTGGCAGTAACTGAATTATAACGTTTAACAACTACCGATAAGCCATTATTGACTGAAGTTGTCTTCTGCCACATTGAACCGGTTGGGCGAGGCGTTGTATCTGTTGCTCTCCAACGTGGTACATTAATGTGAGTATCGTGTGCCATTGTAGATGAGTTGTAAACTGCGGCTGTAATCCCAAGCTCGGTTAGTGTTGTAGTAGTTGGGTTATTAATTTCTAACGTTGCGTCGGAAGTTGCAAATGCTATTGCTCCATCTTTGATGAATGCAGAAACTTCTGCCGGTAATTGACCAACAATTTCAGCTACTTGAAGTGCAAATGAGGCAAGCCCAGTTACGGTGATTGTAGTAGGGCCTGGTGTAGTTACTGTAATAACATCAAACGCACCGGCAGTGACTGCTGCTGACGGAGTTGTGGTTCCGACAGTAACAGGAGTAGTTAATTTCCATGCGTCGGATCCGACAACTACCCATACATTAGCATAGTTCTTCCAGTATACTGTATTATTTGAATCAGTTGTGACAATCGCATATGAATCTACTGTTCCTATGCTTGCTAGTGGCACGCCACCATCTGAGACTAAGTCAGCGTTATCAGTAATAACAAGAGGCTCGACGTTTGTAAAGGTATTCGCGGTCGCGTTCCATACAAACAAACCATAAACTGATTCAGCTAAATCAAACCAATATGTACCCTCGCTCGCCGCACCTATTGGGCGTACTACAGAAGCTTCAATTTCTGCTAGGTCAACATCAACACGTTGGACGTATGCTCGGTTAGTTGCTCCTAAGACGGAGTAAGCAGCCATTAAGCCGTACTCGTTTAGTTCATAACCGTGTATTGCGTCACCGCCGGATGTTTTAACAAAGTTTGGATTACCAAATGTGTTAACAAGTTCGCGTTGACTTGTAATTAAATAAACATCGCCTAATGCCGATGCTAATGTACCCGATGCAATTCCTGTGCCAGCTGGGGTTAATTTATTTTCCGCTGTAGCTAACAAGATGTACGGTACTGTATTTTGTCCTGCTGAAGTGTACTGACTTTCGTCTATAATTGTGACCTCAACTCCTGGTGATACTAACATTTTTTTCTCTCCTTAATATTATTCATTCTTAAATTCCCAAAGATTTCTTTAATTTTTTGAGCTTTCGCTTCGATAGCCCAAGTTGTTGCATACATTCTTTATGAGTCTGATATGCTATATTGTCTATAGTAATTGATCTGGCGTTAGCATTGTACTTTCCTTTTCTGCTATCTCCGATTGTATCTCTTATTTTTTGTTTTGAATCTGCTGTATGCTGTTTATTATAAAATCCATTAGCTTCACCACACTGACCAAATCGTGCATTTCGCTCTTCTTGAGACATTTTAGCTCGATTTGCTTTACAAGTTTTTGCTCGTCTTTCAACGACTAGCGGATCTTGCGTTCTACCTAGCTTCGCTTTGCTTAACGCAGCACAATGCGCTGGAGTTCTAACGTATTCCTTTAATGATTTGGAATTATCACCTTGTCCGCCTATTACTTGATTGTAACATAGTGGATGTTTAATTAATCCCTCAGTAACCATTTCAATTTCCTTGTTATTCATTTCATCAAAATTATCAAATACAAATAAAACTTCCTTAGAAAAGTTCAGCCGACCATACTTTTTAATAGCCCTTACTACCGACGTTCCGCTACCTAAATAGGTATCTTGTAAATCTGTAGTTTGATGCTGTCCGATATAAAATTTCCCATTGAGTAAATTGCTGACTTTATATATTGTAAAGTATGTTAACATCTAATCTCCTAATTTGATTGAATCTGTCTCTTTGCTTCTATTTATTTGAATCTTCATATTACAGTCACTTATCGGCCGGGTTTTTCACCTTTGGAAAGAACTGCGAGATAAATACCTGCATGAAACGACCGATATGTGCGGCTTGCAACCAAAGACACGCCAGCATCAACTATAAACGCAATGGTAAAACGTATTATCGGTCCAAGTGTGACAATTGTATTCGCACAGGACGTGGGGTGAAGGCTGCTATTCCGAACTGGACGAAAACTGGCTACAAGAAAAAGACAGAGTGTGACAAGTGCCACTTCAAGGCGAGGTGGGGTAAACAGATTATAGTTTACTATGTTGACGGTGACTTAAAAAATACTCAGCGTACTAATCTGAGATCGATTTGTTTGAATTGTGCGGTTGCGGTCGAGAAACAAGATATGCCCTGGGCTAAGGACTTGGGGTTAACTCCCGATAATTAAATCTTTGTAATGCCAAGTTGCTGGATCGACTGCTGTAGTGTGTCGATTTGATTCACGCAATCTGCGAGAGCGTTGTGATTGTTGCCTAGTGGCTTTGCGTTGGTTAGTTTGTAGATGGTTCTTGCGTCTAAAACTTGCCAGAATTTCCAGGGGCAATTGACGCCGTACTGTCGCATCGCATTTTCAAGAATTACCATGTCGAATGTAATTCCATTTGCCCAGATTCGCTTATGTTTCCACGCGATTTTTGATAATTCTTGCAGGGCGGGTTTAATATCAACTCTGTCATCGCCATCACTAAGGGCCTCTTCTTGTGCGTCGGCAGATTGGTTCCCCCACCACGCAACTGTGCCGTCGTCAATGGTACGATCAGCTTGGGATTCAAGTGTTAATCGTTTGTAAAATGTAACGTCGGTGAATTTGTCGCTAAAAGGGTTAAATCCCTGTGCTCCGATTGTAAGAATTGCGGAGGTCGGCAAGACGTCAATCGTCTCTATATCTATCATTAGGTCAGTATATTTTTGTAGCATTTGTATAGTATACTATAGTTAAACAGGTTTGTCAAATTTTAGTTAGCCGATTACCCAGGAAATTGGATCGCTGCCATCTACGTATTTCTTCAAGTCGTCTTCAAGACGTTCCATGTGCGCCTGAGCTTCAGATTTTAGCTGGGAGCCGTTGAGGCTAGTTCCGCCATTTGGGCCGGCGATGGTTTGAAACTTTTCACGGGCTTCGCCTTCCATGTACTTACAGTTTGCGTAGGTGTAGTCTTTCATCCACTGTGAGATTTGCAATTCTGTAAGCAGCTGGATTTCAGGTTTCATGTTGTAGGTCCAGAGTAAAACCGTTTCTCCGCTTGCTGTGATATTTCTCACGAATTTGATTCGCTTAGTGCTGGGGTTGAAGGTGAAATTCATAAAGCCACCAAACATTCTTGCGGCCAGTTCTAACTTCTGCGTGTACATCTCCCACGTTGCTAGGCCGCCGGTGCCGCCCAGGTTCAATACATAGGTGTTGATGACTGCCGAGCTAAACGGATCAAATGCTGAATCTCCGCCAACGGATCCAAACGTTCTACGAAATACCTGTCGGACCTCAGTAACTTCTTGCGGCAAGGTATAATCCGATTCTCCTTGAGCGAGGTCAATCCAGACATACGATTCTTCATACGCATTTTGCGCACGTTGGCGATAGACGCCAAGTGCTCGTGCGTAGGCTGTTTCGTAATGAATAGGGTCAAGGGATAAATCTATCATTCCTGAACCTAGCATTGCAGAAGCGTAATCAAATACACCCTTTTTCATATCTTGTAAATTTGCCATATAGTTTTCTCGCTGAGTTTAAACTATTTATGACCTTCTACGCACTCGCCATGGAGAGTGCCGCTTGGCGTGCGTAGGCTAAGCACAGCACAGTTCATCGGATCTCCAAATTCTGTAACAAAGAAGACTGCTTGATCCATATCTACAATCGCTAGTCCTTCGGTGCCTGGGGGTCTGACGATCAACGCTGTGCCGGCAAACATACCCGGGTATGTATACTGTAGGTCGCCTTGCCACTCAATGGGCAGAGATTTCTCATAATAAGTAAAGATATTCATCCCCACAGACAAGACGATCAAAATTGTTGCTAGTACGGTTACTCTCTTCATGGTGCTTCCTCAGTTTCAGCATGTAGCGGCATGCCATTGGTTTGTGCGTATTCATTCATAGCTCGGGCTTTCGTCTCGGCAATGTCTTTTGTGTAGGTGCCTGCGAGACCTTTGCCTTTTGTGTGGATAGTCGTTGTGGTTCTTTCCGCTTGCTCCGCTGTTTGCCCAAAGAATTTCATCAAGCATTCAATCACAAACGGCCAGGTACTATAATCATCGTTCATGATGAACACCTGATGTTGCTTCGGGGGCTTTGTTCTCTCTTCTTCCTTTTCGCGATCTAATACGTCATCGAACTCGTTCTGTAGCTCTTCTCTGCTCATGATTACCACCACCAATGTATGTGGCATTCAGTAATGCCACGTGATTTTAAATACTTTTTAATTACTGGATAATTTTCCGTATCTGGGTCAGCATCCTCCCAGTCGTAAAAGTAAGCATCGTTACCGTACTCAACATCTCGCCATAATTGCCGTACTTCATCTGCAACTTCTATCGGGCAATTAGACCATTGTACGTCGAAGAAATTCACTGCTTGGATACACTCGCTGCCGGAATTTGGAGTTTCCTTCCATTTCCCATCTTTCATTGTTCGAGTGTTGTGATTTGTAGTTTGGCCGCTGTATGACGTGTTATATTTTAGTCGATTAAATGACATGTGTGAGCCATTCATGTACGATTGTAATCTAATCCATTGATCCACTTGCTCATCATTTAGTGTCTCTAGGAATCCAATAACCTCTTGGCCTTCTTCAACTGTCTTGAACTCTAATTTAGTCCACGTTCCGTCACGGAATAAATTTATTCCGTCGTATACTACTAGACTAAATCTTTTTGTTTCGCTCATAGCTTAATCCTCTGAATTATTTCTTCGGTGGTGGGGTCGGGGGTGGGGGGGGTCGGGGTGGCGGAGTATTCCACCAGCGTGAGCTAGTAACGTTTGGTTTTGCGGCATCTGCCTCAACATTTACCTTCATTGGATTTTTAATTAGCATCCAAGCCATTTCCTTTTCAAATTTTTGCCGGTTGCGATTGTATAGTAGCAGAACGCCGATGATCAGCGGGATCCAAACTGCCCAGTGTATATTCGTCCAGTTCTCGGCAACGTAGGCAATGTACGCTTCCTTGCCCCTATAGTCCTGAAGAAACAACATTATAAATGTGTTGAACAAGACCCCCAGCCAAAATGCTGTAGCGAAGCGTTTCTCTGGAGTGGTCCAATTGAACCATCTTTTAATTGTAGCTTTCATTGAGCTAATCATTAGTATTCCTTAACAAAAAATTACATTTAATAGGATTGCAATAAGTGCGCCGATTACTATCCCGGCGAATAGAGCGACATTCATGTCGCTCTTATTGTATTGGTATCGTTCGTTGACTTTCATTGTGCTTTGCGAATGATGGAGGTGGGCAAGGTTGGAAATGTTGCACCATTCTTACAGATAACATCATAATAGTGAGACTCAACCTTAAGGTACGAGATGCCATTATTGCTCTTACATTTTTCTTGTGCTGTTAAAATTTCAACTGGACCAAGGCGGTGGTCACAGGACATTAGCATAGCAGTGCTGAATAATAGCATGTAGATCTTCATTGTGTTACTCCTAGTTAGAAACATTTCAGTATTACAATGTTTTCATTAAATCGACCGCTTACTTTTACTTCTACGGACTTAGTATCCTTGAATAGTTTGCGGGTATTTGGACGGCTTGCTGACGTAAATCCTTTGAGCTGTTCTGCTGGTTTACGTACGGTCTTCTGTACTGACTTCATTACATCAAAGCCAACTATTGTGTTATTTTTAATAGTAAGCTCGCCTGCATATTCATCTGCTACGAAATACATTAGTTTGCGTTTCTTAACATCATAAGCGAATAGCTCTTTTGTGCCGATGATTTTAGCTGGTTTGATGCTCGTAAGCTTCAAATCTTTGTCAGTAGCAAGAAATTTCAGCTTGAACGCAAGCTGCTCAGGAGTTTTAACTTTTTTCTTACGTACTTTCTTCGTTGACTTTTTAAATGCGACGTAACCATTGTAATCAGATATAATAAGTTCAACAAATTTCATGATGTTTCGTAGCTGAATTTTGTTGTAGCTGCTGTAAGCTTCAGTTAAATCAGCATCTTTACCAGCTTTTGCTTCTTTTAGTTCAGCTAGTACGCCTGTCCAGTGCGCAATTTCAACGCCTGCATGTGCTGGTAAGATATTTGCTGTTTTAAGTACGTCAATTGGCTTCAGGCCGTGCTTTGACAATGCGCCATTGGCAATGTAATCATCTAGCATGCCTTCAAGCTCGCCGCCGGCTGCTGCTGACTTTTCGCGCATAAGCTCTTGAATATTAAATTTTGCTTTAGCTGGCTTTTCACTGTCTTCAACTTCTACTTTTGCGACAACAGATGCGATTGCTTTTGTAATTGCGCCTTCGACACGTTCAGTTTCTAGTGCGTCGAGTTCCCAACCCATCATTGTCATACGTGCCATCCAACCCAATGCGTTCGGAAATGCGTAATCTTTCGCACGTTTAACCTTCTTAGCTTCATCCATGCGCTTGTTCACTGTAAGGAATTCTGCTAGGAATACTCTAGCGTCTTTATGATTGAAGCTGTGATTGTACCAGTTGAACCCGTTTGCTAAATGTGACTGGCGATTTTCCTCAGTCAAAGCAACTTCGTTCCAAAGCGGCTCGTGCCCAACGTATTTTGCGTTATCAAATCCAATGCGTAATGTGTCAGCTGATGGATTCAATGGTGCTGTTCCGTTAACTCGTGCTCTATTTGCTTTTGTTTTTGCTTTTGCCATGCTATGAACTCCTAGTTCCTAATTTGTATTACTATTATACGACAAGTAATCCTAAATGTCTACCTTTATTTTTATCTTCTGTACTTTATTATATATACACTTATCCAGGAAAGACGGCAGAATGGTGTAAGTCATTGATTTATATAGAGTTACTATGCAGAGTAATATATTGGTAAGTCATTGATTTATATAAGAATAGTGGTTTTTAACGGCGTTTTTGTTTCTTATCGTGCGTGTTGATACACTATATAGTATAAAACACCACAAAACAGCATTATTTTAAAATCAACGACTTAGCACAGTTAAATTTAATTTGCTAATAACCGCAATTAGAGGTTGACCTTTGGCGCTATATGTCATATAATGTATATAACAGTTAGATAACGAGAGAAAGGAAAGATTATGAATCATTTTACATCAACAGGTTACATGATAATCGCATCAATTCCGGGCCGATCTGGCAATTATGGGTCTACGACAAGCATTGTCGGCATTTTCAACAAGGTCAAAACGGCCGAGAAGGAACTGGCGTTATTTATTGAGAAATATAATAAGCCTTTTAGCACATATCACATGCGCATTAGTGAACATCATGTAAAAATTGTTCCTATTGCGCTAAATGAAGCAAATGAACAGATTTTAAGCGAAAATTACGAATAATTTGCTAATAACCGCAATTAGAGGTTGACCTTTGGCGCTACTTGTCATATAATGTATATAACAGTTAGATAACAATATTTCGTAGGAGAAAACGAATGTTCAAAACAAACAACACAATTAGATATATAGACAGTGGTGAAGAACTAATAGTTACAGAGGTTCACGACAGTCACATTGTGGTAATAACTACTGATGGTAACGAAGAATACTTCTTCATAAATGAAGAAGAATATGATAGTTACGAGTTAGTAAGGTAGTAAACGATATTTCGTAGGAAATAGCATAATAGAATCAACCAAACCGTGATGCAAGTGCCGATGTTATAACATCGGCACTTGCGTCTATAAACCGTCATCGTGTCCAAGAGAGCCCTTAAATAATCTAAAATAATCTAAAATAATCTTAAATATCTGCAAATAGAGGTTGACCTTTGGCGCTACTTGTCATATAATGTATATAACAGTTAGATAACAAGCAAAGGAAAGATTATGGATATAATGGATATAGTACGCATTAAGAAGTTTAAAAAAGGACATATGAACGAATTTGCACGTGTAATGGATACTGATATTGTTAAAGGTACCGTACGTGTTAGCAACATGAATATGCCGTTTCAGGGCTCATTTTGTTACAAAACATTCAAGCTTAGCGAAATTGAATTCGTACGCAACTTTTAAGAGAATATTATGCCAAAAGCAACTTTTACAATGGAAGAATTTAGCGTATACAAAGCGAGAGCCGAGTATTTTGAAGCAAACTTGCTAAAACTACGAGCTGAGTGTGAAGAGGCTCGGTACCGTGTTACCGATCAGTTTTTGTACGGGTCGGACGAAGAACGTGCGGTAGATGATGGCAAGGAATTTGCGTACGATGAAGTGATACGCGCAATAGACGACATTTTGTAGGAGATAGCATGATAGAATACAACAGAAAGGTGATGTTTAACGTTGAGGTGGATTCTTACGGTGAGATTGAGGTGGCTGTTCCGGGTGGATACTGCGGGGAAGAGGTTACTGTTTCTTTTACTATTGAGGAAATGAAGCGAGTGGTGGAAGAGGCTGAGGCTCACTTCGCTGCTTACAAAATCTACGCTGATGGTGGCTACGAAGATGAAGATGCGTATCACGAAGCTATGAAGGATTTTGCTAGTGATTATCACGAAGCTATGAAGGATTTTGCTCGTGATTGAAGGTACAGCACAAGAAACATTCAATCGCTTAAAGTACGATATTCGTGTTGACAAAGATGGTGACAAATTTTGGTACCAAAATGGAAAATCACACAGAGAAGATGGGCCTGCTATCGAGTACGCAAATGGTGACAAATTTTGGTACCAAAATGGAAAATTACACAGAATAGGCGGCCCGGCTATGGCACTTACAAATGGTGCTACGTGGTGGTACAGATACGGTAAACTACACAGAATAGGCGGGCCGGCTGTTGAACTAGCTGATGGCACGAAGGAGTGGTACAGGCACGGAAAGCAGGTGATCGGGGAATCCCCGAGAGCTGCTCTAGTAAGTCATTGATTTATATAAGGTTCTAGCATTTATTAAATCAGAGTAATATATTGGTAAGTTATTGATTTATATAAGAATACTGGTTTTTAGCGGCGTTTTTGGCCGGCATTCACGTAGCAGTACCAGTAAATCATAGTAAAACAGCCCTAAAATAATCTTAAATAACCGCAATTAGAGGTTGACCTTTGGCGTTATATGTCATATAATGTATATAACAGTTAGATAAAGAGCAAAGGAAAGATTATGATGTATGAGTCAAGTAAGGATTATGGAGACAACACTATTTTAATTATATTTGATGGTGAGACACCTAGTCGGGACGAAATTATAAATTACGTTGAGAAAAATTACGGAGATGTCAATAACCCAACAATAGACATTGAAGAACCTAGTGAGTACAACGGATTAAAAAATGACGGTTGTATTAATGTGAGTTTATAACGCTTGAAACACGCAAAGGAAGAAAGATTATGAAATTTGCTTGTTATATTTTTATATTTTTATTTGGAGAATGATATGGTTAATGATGAAATAGAGAAAAAGAAGAAAAAAACCGAGCAATTTTTTGCTGATGCTTTTTGTGGCAAATCGGCTAGATTCTTAACGCCTGACGAAGCTAAAGAATACGAGCCATATGGGACTATCGAAATTGATACTGGCGATAAGCGCGGGAAGATATATCTGGCGAACATGAAAAGAATATAACGACTTTGAATAACACGCAAAGGAAGAAAGATTATGGTACACAAAATATTCAACACAGCAGCAGCAGAAAAAAATGGAGGTCAGTATGTATTATGAAGAAAAAATGATAGGTGGAAGATTAGTATACAGAACAACTCCGGATGGTAAGTGGGAGGTATGCGCTATCGAAAAAACATGGGACAAAATAACTGAACTACAGGACAAAGTTAATGAATTAAATTGCTGTATGCGAACGATAAGCAAAATGGCCGATGACCACACATAACGCTTGAATAACACGCAACGGAAGAAAGATTATGAAATTTGAAAATATGCTAACGTTTTGGAAACTCAAAGGGATGATACACAATGAATCCATTATATCCAGCGACGAGATATATGATTCACACAACAGGAACGTTATATGCAAATTAGAAGTCCGAGATTTGCCGCGCTATGGGAATATGCACAGTCAAATAATATACCGTTATACCAGTAACGCAAAAGGTAAGTCTAAATTTGCGCTTGTGTATGCGGATGTTTTATTCACTGGCTTCAATGGCCGGAAATCAACGGTTTTTATCAAAAAAGCTAAAATAAGCGATTTGCAAAATCAGTTCATACCCGCCTGATGACATTGCTTGATTTTATTTTAGTATGCAAACTTAAAGGGATGGTCCAACATCATAGCGAATTACCAACCTGCAACGGTCCATGTACAAAATTCTACATCCGCATAGCCACCGAATCGCACAGTGCGGTCATTCAGTACTACCAATCTAAAGGTGAAACTATCATTCTCAGTGCGATGCTAATTGAGCGCATATCGTCCGGCAATATCGTCGACGATTCGGCGTCACTGGAAAAAATTATTACTGCTATCCTCATGCGAGATTGAATGACACTCTCAGAATTTATTGTGATTTGTAAGCTCAAGGGCTATGTGAGATATCACTGCTGGTGCGGGGGTGAGCGAACGAAGACGCAAAATCAATGGCGCGTCATCATCGGGAATGGGGTCTATCGTGTCCACATTGTCTACGATGATATCCCCGAGGGTGACAAAATTGTGCACAGTAGATGGTCGTTACACCCGAGTGATGTGACGTACAAGATTGATTATCATCCTGAGTTAAAAGAAATTATTGAGAACATTCTGCCCGGTGAAGTTTAACTATATCTCAGTAACTTAAAACCGTACAATAGATTTCTGCATAAATACATGAAACGCAGGAATATAATATGCCAAGACTGTCATTGTGGCGCCAAGACAAAACTAACGATTTTAAGTTTCTCGATAATATAATTCGAGAGCAATATACTGTGGGCGGGTTAGATATACACATCCACAAGTATCTCGGACCGAAAACCACAGCTGAACCGTCTGGGGATGCTACTATCCCAACATACGACGAGACGAATCCTCTGTTCATAGAAGATTTGCTATTGCTTGAAAATCGTAATCGCAAGTACGCAGACGATGTCTACGTACAGCGCGGGGTGTATCGTACACAGGATATAGATTTTGATTTAAGCCAATTTGGCTTATTCATGCAAAATGATACGTTATTCATCACGTTCCACTACAATGATATGATTGATTATCTCGGTCGTAAGCTAATGAATGGTGACGTGCTTGAAATACCTAATTTGCGAGACTTCCATCCGCTCGATCAATCAATACCCAAAGCACTGCCGAAATTTTACGTCATCAATGATGCTTCTTTCGCCAGTGAAGGGTTCAGTCAAACGTGGATGCCGCATCTATGGCGGGTGAAAGCAGTACCGCTGGTTGCCACCCAGGAATACAACGATATTCTTGAAGGCTACATCGACACCACAGGCGGGATCGATGGGGATGATGGGAAAGGAAATGGGGCGGGGTCGTTGGCGGACTATATGTCGCAGCATAACAAAAATCTTGATATTAACGACGCGATTCTCGAGCAGGCTGAGGTCGAGGTTCCACAGAGTGGGTACGATGTAAGCAAATTCTACGTTATCTCATATGATGAGAATCAGGAACCGGTGAAGATTGTCGGCATTACCGCAGATGCTGGGGTGATAACGGCGGCGGAGGATGGGCTCACGGCTGATGGCAGTACGCCAACAGCAGACACTACCACTCTTAGCCTTTCGGCAGACAGTATCGTTATCACGGTGGACTCGGGTATAACAGTTGATGCGAGTACATACAATCCTGGTGTCACTGCTGATCTTGACAATGTAACTGTCGACCAGCTCGCAGTATCTACCGCAGATTTTAGTGGCGCAAATTGTAACAAATTGAGATTGGGTTATCTGATAGGTGATGGTCTCGCACCAAACGGTTGGCCCGTTACCCCAGGCACATCATTTCCAGTTAACCCTGACATTGGAGAGCACGTACTCCGACTAGACTACAAGCCCAACAGACTTTTTAGATATGATGGGACGACGTGGATCAAGATTGAGGATGATGTGCGCACTGATTTGTATCTGAATGGTGAGACACAGCGTAGCCAATTTGTGAACAACACCGATATGATCAGCACGACAGACAGAGGCGATATTCCAAGCAGACAGTCCCTCTCAGAACTTTTGAGGCCGGACAAGGACAATTAAATTATGAGTACATATTTTTACGATGGGCAGATACGAAGATTTTTAGTACAATTTGCTAGAATGTTTAGCAACTTCGAGGTGGTCGGTGGGCTCGACAGCAACAACCAACCAGTACTAGTGCGGGTTCCGATACGATACGGGGATGCGACGCGACAGGCTACTACTATCTTAGCGGATGCCTCAGCAAACAGCATGCCGAGTGCACCGCTGATGTCTTTTTATATTGATGGGCTAAAATATGATCGGCCTCGAATGCAGGAACCGTACCACGTTGACAGAAAAAATGTAAAACAACGAGCTTGGGATGAAGATACACAAACTTTCGAAATGGTCCAGGGCAATGCCTTTGACATTGAGAGACCGATGCCGGTTCCGTACAGTTTGAGTCTCAAATTAGATGCGTGGACTTCTAGCACCGACATGAAGCTACAATTACTTGAACAAATTTTAGTACTTTTTAACCCGTCATTTGAAATACAGAGCACCGACAATTATCTTGATTGGACTAGCCTCAGTGTCGTTGATATTGACGACACGAACTGGTCGTCAAGATCAATTCCAAATAATGATGGGGCGATCGACATTGCTACATTGAAATTTACATTACCGATATGGATTAGCCCGCCGGCTCGAGTTACCAAGGAAGGCGTAATACACAAGGTCATTGCTAGCATCTACGACGACGTTGGACAGTACGTTGATGCCATCGACAGTGACGATATTCTTCTCGGAACAAGGCTGAAAATCACACCGCATGGTTATCAAATTTTGCTACTGGGCAATCAGATACGCATCTTAGATGGCAATGTCCCCGGGGATGATGGCAACATCGGATTGATTCCGGATCCTAAAGCGGATGATTTGTCGTGGCATGCTGTGATAGATGAGTACGGCACGTTGAACAGCGGCATTTCACAGATTCGCCTGGAGGCTCCTGATCGCCCTGACGTCATTGGCACAATTTCATATCACCCATCAGATTCCAGCTTGCTACTATTTAATGTTGATACTGATACGCTACCGACGAATACACTTGATCCTGTAACTGCTGTAATAAATCCAATTGAGTCTGGGCCGTTAACAGGGCTTGCTACAGGAGATCGTTACCTGCTTACGGACGCTATCGGGGATGGGGTGAATCCTGTATTTGCTTCGGCCTGGGGTGATGTTGTAGCTAACGAGAATGATATTATTGTGTACGACGGCGCTGGGTGGTCTGTTGCGTTCTCGGCCCAGGCACATGACGTTGCCGATCCTGACGGTGCGACACCGCAGTACGTTTCAAATTTAACTACAAGTGTACAATTCAAATACACCATTGGGGCTTGGACAAGAAGTTACGAGGGCGTTTACAGCGGTGGTGATTGGAATTTAATATTTTAATTGTTATCGCATAAATAGCGGTATGCAATTTTTAAATAACAAATACACAAGATGGTACTTTAATATTATATACAGAGCAAACGATGTTAAGATTGCTAACGAAACCGAGCATCATCATGTTCTTCCAAAATCTTTGTGCCCAGAATATAAAAATTTATTCAAACATAACTGGAATGGAGTACATTTAACACATAGGGAACATTTTATTTGCCATTGGCTATTAACAAAAATGATAACAAATAAATCCAAATATGCTATGATAAACGCACTTTCAATGATGAGGGCGGACCCGCGCCAGAATAGATATCAATCCATGATCACCGCCAGAGTGTTCGCCAAAATTAAAAAAGAGTTAAATATTCATAAATCTAACCAAACCAAAAAACAATGGGCAAATAAATCTCAAGACGAGAAAGATGCGATTTTTAAAAGGGCATCTAACTCACATAAAATTAATTGGGAGAATAAATCCCAATATGGAAAGGATGAATATGCCCGTAAGTTTAAAGAAATTTGGAATAATAAACCCAAAGAAGAAAAAGAAATACATGCGCAAAGATCCAAGGATCAAGCTACAAACAGATCACAAATAGAAAAAACCGTTATTTCCAATAAGCGAAAGGAAGCATGGAAAAATAAATCACCTATAGAAAAAGAATCTATTATTAATAAAAGAATCATAACACATAATAATAAATCATCAAATGAAAAATCCAAAATAAAACAAAAAAGACAGCAAACAAGAAATGATCAGAATGATGAAAGTAAATTAAAATTCTCAAACAAAATGAAAGAAATTGCAGTTAACCGAAATTCTAATATTAATAAAAAAATAGCATCCACGCTCAGTAAACAAAAATGGTACAATAATGGATCAATTAATACACGATGTATTCCAGGAACCGAACCACAGGACTTTTTACTTGGTAGATTATGGAAAAATAAAGGTGACTCATGAATCGCAGAAATCACATTGAAGCGGTGGGGGTATGGTTCTATAGCCAAGCTACTAACCGGCACTTGTACCTGATGCGAAATGATCGAAAATATAAGGGGCACTGGTCTTTGCCGGGTGGCAAGATTGAGGTTGGGGAAACGCTCCTTGACGCTATAGAACGTGAGTGTCGTGAGGAAATGGGTTTCATGCCCGAGACGATAAAACTTATTCCCATTGAAAAATTCACTGCGAAGGGGGACTTCTTTGTCTTCCATACTTTTTATTGTCTAGTAGAAGAAGAATTTACCCCGGTACTAAATCACGAACACGTCGGGTACGCTTGGATTGATTCAGATATTATTCCGAGGCCGCTTCACCCTGGCTTGTGGGCTACTATAAAAATTGATGATATTTTTAAGCGCATAAACACACTAAAAGATTTATATATTAAATAAATTACTACCAGTTTATTTTATCTGCTGCTGTGCCATCCTTTTCAGCATCGTTAGATTTTGTACGGATTACCTTCACGTCATTCCATTGAATCTGGGCTGCTGCGATTTCGTCAAGATCCAGAGCTGATAGTTTAGTTAAATCAACAGCGGTTGAAATTATCTCAAGCATTCTCGCTAGATTATTTCTTTGACGCCATTCAGGCATTATCTCAACGATCTTTGATCCCGCTGTCGCTTTGATAGTGAGAATTCGTTTGGCCTCAATTTCTTCAGCTGTGAATTCTGCGTCTGGGGTGTTACCGTCGGCTACCCATGCTAGATATTCTACCCAATCCCGATTTTCTGTCGAGTTTGGAATAATTGCACCGGTTTCGTTATTTTTAACGCCATTGGCTTCTAATTTATATTTCATATTTTTATCCTATTATTTAACACTATTTATCAGTTAGATTTCGTTGGTGCAGTTTCCTTATAATTCCGCATCTGCTGACCAGCTGTTGATCCTGGCTATTGAGCTGCTCCCATCTGCTGTAAGATTTATGACCTCAAATCCATTTTCGTCATCTAACTGGAAGGTGCCGGTGGTGGTGGTATTAAGTGTTGCATACGAAATCGTCGGGGTGGCCCGCTTCGGTGTGTTAAATTTGACACTAATGGTTCCTGCTGTTGTAGTTGTGCCGTTGACCATACCAGGATGAACAATATGCCTGGTTCCTGATTCGTAGTATCTTTGGCACTTTCCTAGTTCATCACTAAATGCGCGAAATTCAAATGGCGTGGCGGCTTCCCCTTTTTCAAGTTGAACTTGGGCTATTCTAAAATTATTTGCGACATTGTCAACTTCGTTGACATGATTTGCAGTGCCTAAGAAATTACCTGTTTGCCATGCGTCTTTTGTGGTTTGAAATGTTGTACCGACAGCAAGCATGAAAACAATTTGCAATCCTCTTCCAGTTGTGTAATTCCAAGTTCCGCCAGTTTCTGTTAGTGGTACAGTTATGATTTTCTTTTCCCAAGTATCAGCCGCAATAATTGTGTACTCACTTATGTAACTTCTGTCAGCTACAGAATTTCTAAGGCCAACACAATGGATTCCTGTCTTTGCGGCCTTGACCCAAAATGATAACGTAGCATCACCACCTGCTATCCGCGCGTAATCGTATCCTTCTAGAGTATATTCAATGAAACAATGATCACCTGCAGCAATTGACGTATCTACTGTCGTAACATCAGCTAGATATGAATAATTGCTTAGAACACCACTTTCAGCGTAGGTTGGTACGTCAGTACTTCTCGATACGGTATGTATCATTGCACCGTTCTTTTCATACTGAAATCTATCAGCTGAGTATGCATTTCCGGCAATTGCAGCAAATGAGGTTCCGCGTTGCCATATATCAAAGTTTCCATTGATGATTGCGTTCCTTGCTCCGCCGACCACTGTCTTGCTATAATTAGTTCCCGATACCAGTGACATTATGTAATCTCCATCAACGCTACAGTCGCTTCCACATCGTTTGCCGAACTACAAAGGGCTGATAAAATATCACCTGTCTCTAAGTTTATTGGCTTATCAAAGATAAGCGTATCATTTACTGGGATAGGCACGTTATTTAATATTGTATGTACTGTCGACGCGTCTGACAAATCAGTCCACGTAACGGTGATGGTTAGCTGATTTGATGCGTGTAAGTTTGCGAACCATGCCGCATGTACTACTGCGGTCGTCGCTGCAGGCACTGTATATATTGTCGTGCTTGTTGCACCAATCAGTTGTCCTGCGTTTTTAAGTGTGTTCGCCATTATTTAATTCCTTGTTATGTTATTTATATCCCAAATACTACAGACATTATCATTGCTGTTTCTTCGGCTTTCTTTTGTAGCGTTGCTGGTGTCACCGCACGGACCGCATCAGTGCCGGTATCAACTTCTATCTGTGTTGCTATTTCAATTGTTCCAGATACGGTCTCTGAGGCTGGGTCGCCGCCTGCTGCATCTTGCCATGTCGCAAGTGAGTCCGAGGTTGCTGTAAGTACTTGACCGACTGTCGGCGCTGCTGCTGCGGCTACGTTTACTACGGTCGTTGCGGTTGTTAGTGAGTCAACACCACCGGTGGTTGTTAGTGCACCGGTCATAGCATCACCCGCGATGCTAACGGATGTGGTGTCTACGTAATCTTGTGTGGCGAGGCTGTATTCGTCGTGCCATGCTAAGTCGAACTGATAGGCTGCGTCGGTGGTGGTGCCTACCATGTACAGTCTGTTTCCGTCGTATCTAAAAAATATCCCGCCTATGTCTCCGTCGATGGCCGTGGTGCTTAGGGCCCGATTGGTGTAGACTAAGGTGGATGGATCGTGTGCTGTGGTGAGCTGGTACTCGTATACTTCTTCATTTGGTCCATCTGAGACGTACATCTTGTAACCATCTGGACTAAGACTAAGCCCACGTGCTCCACTATTAACTGTGCCAAAAACATCTCCGCTTAGCCCTGATGCTACCGCATTTTCCACGTCGTACGGTAATGTCATAGTATGTTGGGTGACGGTCCGTGTTGTGTCGTCTAGCACGAGCAACACCGTGCCGGCTGGGTTGAACGCTATCGCAGATGCTGCGACACCTGCGCCGATTGTGTACGAGATTAGATCCGGGTTCGCGCCGCTAAGTTCCCATGCCGGGGACAAAGTGTGCTGATGTACTTCATTCGTAGACCCGATGAACATTTTTGTTCCGCTGCGATTGAACGCTATGGACAGTGGGAAATCCCCGTTGCCGATTGTCGAGGCGAAATTGCCCGAGTACGATGCGGTGCTAAAATCCCAAGCTGTGGTCAAATTATACTGATACACCCCTGGCGCTACGCCATCAAAATCTGTAATATAAACTTTTGTACCGTCTTCACTTATAGCTAAATCTGTGGGTTCACCTAACTGACCTGCTACTGAAAATGACTTTGATGCGTTTGTTGCGGTGGACAAATTCCATCCTTGCATACCGCCACCACTGCCGCCACCACTGCCGCCTCCAGCAATTGCTGTCCAGTCATTGCCGTTGTAAACTTTCAATGAGTTTGTATCTGTGTCGTAAATCAGACCGCCTGCTATAGTTGTAGCTGGTATACTCGCAGTAGCATATCCTGGTAAAATTAGCTGCCCACTTATCTGTACTCCGTCATCCGTTGTAATAAGTTTTCCTGCGCCGCTGAAATTAAGCGCCGTGGATGTCGTGTTTGGGGATTTGTTTGTACTATCAAATTGAAGTAGCACACCGTCATCGTCTAGCCAGTAAAAATTAAATCCATCTGATGGGAACCATATGCCTTGTACTTCGGCGGTTGTTGCTGGGGTAACTGTTTGTAGCTCAACTGCGGTTGTAATATCAAGTGCGGTGCCTAATGCATAGCTTACTAGTACGTTATTTGTCGCCGCATATTGCGCTGCAAATACAGTAAATCCATCTGTTGACATGGCTGTCGTAATGTAATTTGTGGTGTTAACTATCTCAGTTGAGATATCAAAGTTGCCATTAAAAACAGCGGTTGTTAAATCATATGCTGGGCTAAGATCGTATTCATTAATAAATATGCCGGCGGTGTCAATGGCTGCGTTGTAAGCTTTTAATCCATCTGCGGAATATGTTGGCGCAAAGTTAAACGCATCACCAGCGCCTAACACAATATTTCCTATGTAAGTCACTGTCGATGATAAATCAAATGCTAAGCTAAGGGTAAATTTTTCTACTATCGTATCAACGCCAGCGTTTGTATATTTTGAAATATACATTTCCAAGCCGTTTATATTAAAAGTAACGGCATGGGCAGCTTCTGTTATTGCGCCGCCTGTAATCGTTGTAAATGATGGTACACCAGCTGTTGATAAATCAAAGGCTACACCAAGTGTTGATTGGTACACATCCACTGGGATTGTACCAGCACCGCTGTTGTCAACATAAAATATTGTCAAGCCGTCTGGGGTGAGATACAGGCTGCTAGCTGCGGCGATTACGCTGTCCGAGCCTATAGACACTGCATCTCTTGCGTTGCCCAGGTAATACGGTGTATCAACTAGTGTTGTGACTATTGTAAGTGCGGATTGATTGTTTAAATTATCTAGATCACCTTGACCAGTTATGTCGCTAACTGGAGCGTTAAATGTTAGGTCACCAAGTAAGGAAACATTTGTGGTTGCTGAAGTAAGGGTTAAGTCATCTATGGAGGTTGTAATATTGTTGTTGCTAATAATAACGTTGCCGACGGTTACAATCGGTGTTACGACTGCCATCGCAGATACTGTTCCTGTGATGTCAAGTGTTGTTCCTGGTGTTGCATTTTGTATACCAATGCGTCCGTTGGCTACATCAACATAGAGTAAATCTGTTTCAACAGCTAGGTCAACTCCACCGCGCAATAAATTTGCAGCTAGTGATTCACCTTTGATGTAATTAATGGCCATTATTTGTTATTCCTCATTTATAAATTTGCGTTCGGAACATCTGTGCTATACATTCCATGTAAAACTGTAACAGTTAATCCATCTGACGGAGTCGATGTAAATGTAATTGTGTTACCGGTTACAGTGTACGCATTTGTCGGTTCTTGGTACACGCTGTCAATAAAAACAAGCATGTACGCTGGGTTATTTGAATCGGTTGCGTAGATGCCGGTGGTGTAGTCAACAGTGATTGAGTACGGGCCTGCGCTGGCACCTGCGGTCAGAAATGTGTCTACCACCGGCGGCACTGCACCAGTTTTGGCAATTACTACATTATCCGTGCCGTTATTATATTCCATGTTGTTAGTTCCTGGATTATAAGTAACATCACCGGATTGTTTAATAAAATATCCCATGTTAAACCTCTATGTAACTCGTCACTACGGTAACCAGTGCCGCTCTTACTGTGCCAGTTCCTGTGCCAGCCGCACTTGCTGTAAACACGGCTTCAAGTGCGGTGCCGGTTGTGCCATCGCCTATTCCTGTCGCAGTGAATACTTCACCAACCGAGTTGCTACCGGCTCCAATAAGTGTGAAATCTGTGTCGCCTACTGCGTCAATTATATACACGGTCCCAGGGACAAAATTAGTTGTAGTAATCTGCGTGGCTCCGATCGCAATGTAATTTGTGGAGCCAAGTGTCACAATTTGGTACTCTCCGTTTGCGGATATTGCTGTTACTGCGATTGGGTCAGCGATTGCACCTGGTGCCACAACCACCACTCCGTCGCTATTCCCAAGTACTAATTTTTCATTGCCTTCATACATAATATAGGTGTCGTCGGACGCAATCTCAAGTGAGCTAATTATTTTATTCGCATTGTTGCTAATCCCACCAGATGGCACAATGTGAATATCAACTGTTACTGGTACCCCGCTAAAATTACAAAGAGACATGAACGTTATTGCAGTCTCATTTGTGCTTGTATAAGTTACTGTCGACACTGTTAGCCCGACTGTTGATGTTTGAATTGCCATGTATTAACCCTTTAAAATATTATGCTATATGCTATAGCTCGTTTCTTTGAAACTAGTTCGTCTGTTATTGTATTATTTACAAAATATAATCCTGATCCGCCCGGGCCTACTACGCCTGCCGATAGTGTATTATAATTTGGTAATAGTCCTGGATTCACTGCCGGTATTGACTCGATTAGCATCGACAAGTTGTGATCAACTTTTAAAAATGTACCAGCGGCGAATGTAAGCTCGGTTGCTGCGGTAATTTCAATATCGGCAGCTGACGAGCTCAATGTTGTTAGTCCCGGTGACGTGACTGTCGTTGCGGTTGTTCCTGTTATTACAGCCGCGTCCACTGACGTTAAATTTATATCGCCGGACGTAGTTGTTGTAATGTTTACTGGTCCGCTATCATTTGTAATTGCAGAACCGTTGACATCTAAGTCGCCACCAAGCTGGGGTGATAAGTCACTAACGAGATTAAATCCTGCTGCGCCGGAATCAATTTCATCCCAGGTTCCATCACCATTATTTAGTTCCCATCTGTCTGATCCTTCGTTAAAGCGCAAACCAGCTGGGGTTTCTCCTGCTGATATACCATCACCTCGATCAATTTCTATGCCTGCGGTACCGGCGGATACGCCAGGTCCAGTTTCTCCAGAGTTCAATATTATTGTATTGTCGACGATATCAGTGTTAACTGACTGGATTGACGTCGATGTACCAAGGACTGTTAAGTCTCCATCTATAACTACTGCAACAATTGACTTAACTGTGCCTGTGCCTGCTCCTACTGCGGTTGCTGTGAACACTGTCTCAAGTGCGGTGCCATCACCAATGCCTGGTCCGGTCGCCGTGAACACTGTCCCAGCTACGCTATCAGCTGCGCCGATGAGCGTGAAATCCGTTGTCCCGGGTACGGAAATTATATATTCTTCACCTACAGTAAAACTACCAGAGGTAACTAGTGAAGAGCCAAGTGTCGTGAAATCTGTTGTGCCTAAGGTTATAATTCGGTATTGTGTTCCGATAACCATAGACGTAACGGCTATAACAGGTGTGCTGACCGTTAGGCTAACTCCGCCACCTTCTTTCATTACAAAGGTATTACCAGAGTCCACTGACTCGATGGTTAGATCACCTGTAAATCGCTTTTTTAAACTCATTCGTTATGCTCCATATACTGTTATTTATCCAAATTAAATATTCCTAATTAGAGTTTTTGGTCATTAAAAAACCCCAGATGGGGTTTTTTAACTAACTTAATTAAAAATTATAGACCGAATGTATCTTCGACTGCTGTTACAGTTCCGGTACCTTCTGGAGTAACATCATTCATTTCAAACTCGGTTGCTGCTGTGCTGTCTGCTGCGCCAAGTAGTGTGAAATCTGTGGTTCCTGGTACTGCGATTGCGTACGTTACACCAGCGGTTGCGTCAAGAATGCTAATTGTCAGAGCTGATTGGTCGCCACCTTCTTCAACTTCGACACGTTCGTCACTTGTTGAACTGCTAAAGTCCCAAGGAATGCTTTCGCCTGACCCAAGTGTCACTTTACGTCCAGCGATTTTAACGATCTGCTTAACTGCGGCGCTGTCGTCTCGTACACTAATTGACATTTCACCAGCTATCAGAGCTGCTGCTAGTTTGTCAACTAACAGACAATCTGCTGTGTCTGTACCATCTGTGCAGCGAAACTTTTTAGCGCCTAGCTGCTTGACGATCCAGCCATTTACTGAAGCTGTGCCGTTGAAAAATTGTACTTTAATTTCGTTACCTGTGACAGTTGGCTCACCCAAGTATCGTTTGTTGATTGGTCGTCCCATTTGAATTTCTCCTTTGTTTAAGAATTGCCGTTCTAAGGGCTACGCGGTTGGATCCGCATAAACTAGATTATTCTAGCGTATGTCTTATTTATGAAGAAAATTGAATTAGTACTTAATTTTTGTTTCGGTCTGCCAGGAGTAGTTCTATGTCTAGCGTCATCTTCGCGGACTGTAATACTTCGTCGGATTTTATGTAGCGGCGGATCATCTCAATTTCTTTATCTGCGAGCGAGGTGGGCTTGGCGTTCAGTCTCTCCCAAACTTTTGCTTGAGTTTTGCTAAGGTTCTTACTCACGTTATCTCTATCCATTGTTTGCCATTGTAGATGTGCAGCCGGTTGGTTTTTGTATTGTGGTACTTGGTACCTGCGGTTGGGTACGTTGGTCGTGGTGGGACTGGCTGATTTATCAAGCGATCCCAAACTTTTGCTTGAGTTTTGCTAAGTTTACTCATTTAGTATTTTCCACATTTTTTCTTCTGCGCACTTTTTCTCGTGGGCTATGATTTCAATCACGCGGCGGTCGTGATACTTGTTGAGAATTTTCTGATTGGGGCAGAATTCATTGTACTCGGTTATGTTGTACGATTGCCCTACTAGCTGACACGAATGACAGGTGAGGTTGGATTCGTAGTACCGTTCATCGTCATTCGTCTCGGAATAAAATTCCCACGCGATATAGTGCTCGCATTGAATCACGTCGCGGCACACGCTCTCGTAGATTATCTCACTTTTTTCCATCTTGGACCTCATCTGTTGATATTGTCGTAGCTGTTAAGCCCGTGGCAGTTTTTAATAAGTTATTTTCTCGATGTTGTCGTTGTGTCTTGTAAGACAACTTGACCGCAGCATTAAATTCGCTAAAGTAATGCTCAATTGACCTGGGTTCGGATGCTGTGAGCTTTTTCCATACTGCGGCAGCTTCACGATCTTTGTGGCGACGGACCGCATTGCGTATCTTGCGTTGGGTTATCTGTATTTTGGATTCTTTCATTCTATTACGGGCTTGTGTTTTGCTAGATAAACGTTTTTAATATATGTTCTTCTTCTTTTTTTAGCGGCGGTATCTTTCTTTCGTCGGTATGCGATTTCCCGTGTTGTGGTTTCATATTCTAACGAATTCTGATCGACTACAAGAGTGTGAAGCTCTTGTGCTACGGACGAGAAATGTCTAAGCCAGTGCGGGGCTGGTGGCATTTCCGAAGGGCCTTGTCTCCGTTGTAGCCTCACCCAAACTTTAAGAGCTAGTTTTCGCTCTTCGATGCGCTTACCGCGCTGTCTACGCTTACGTCTTTTACTCATCATCTAAGTTGGCCGGTTTTGGATTCAACTCAATTATATTATCATTGTTGTGAGTTTTATACTTTCTTGATATGCTAGTAAGCTTTTCTTCAAAAGTTGATATTGCCCAGTCGTTTAATTGGTTATATAAATCTGCTGCGCCGGGTGTCGATCTATGAACAAATGATCCGTCATCTGCGTTGTAATGTTCAATGATACGATTAATTTTTATCACTTTTTTCCGGCGCCACCAGTCCCTGAAATGTAGGATAAATTTGTCACTGACTTCAACAGGGCCGCAGCTCTGGTCAATTGAGTGTTCAAAAAATTCTATTTTCTCAAACAATTTCTTTGGTAATATCATAATTCTATTCTACGTATTCAATGGTTATAGTATTTACTCGGATATGGTGATTCCAACTTTTTGTAATCTGTGTTCATTCAATCATCAGCAATCCCATTTTGCTCGTAGTCACGCGATTTTTTGACAAAAAATTCCACTGTGGGTTTAGCTTTTCGCATTGCCTGATTTAATCGGGACATTGCCTGGGTCATACTTATTGCTGACCAGTCCGGTTTTGGTGTGATTCCGTTTTGCAATCGATCCCATACGAGATCTTTGCTACTTAGAGGTTTTGATGATATAGTGTCGGACGAAAAGACAGATAATGTCCCGAGCGGTACCCCACCTTTATTTAGGTTTTCGAACTTTGGTATTGACTTCATAATATATGTTTGTTGTTGTTTGTTGTTGTTTGTTGTTGTTTGTTGTTGTTTGTTGTTGTTTGTTGTTTGTTGTTGTTTGTTGTTTGTTGTTGTTTGTTGTT